GTGATATATGGTGGAGTAAGTGCAGGTAAACGTAACGAAATATTTAAAGCGTTCCAAGAGAAAAAAGATCCCTATGTTTTAATCATTCAACCACAAGCCGCATCACATGGAGTCACGTTACACGCAGCGAACGTAGTGGTATTTTGGTCACCCGTCATGTCAGTAGAAACATATATACAATGTTGTGCTCGTATGGATCGTGCGGGACAGAGAAACCCTATGACTGTTGTGCATCTACAAGGTAGCCCTGTAGAACAAAAAGTATATAAGATGTTACAAGGCAAGATTAATCACCATACTAAGTTAGTAGATTTATACAAAGAAGAGATCGGAATTGCTTGACAAAGTAAATAGTAATGTTACAATACAATGTCAACCATTTAATAAGGAGAGTATGTGGACTTAGATGACAATCAATTAGAAAAGCTTATGCAAGCAGAAATCAATATGCGTGAAGCTATCGAAGACTTAGAAAATAAAGTCAAAGATATTAAAGCTAAACGTGCACAGATACAAAATGCATTGAATGAAGCTTGCCAAAAACTTAATGTGACTAGCTTAAAAACAAGTGTAGGCACATTAACAAGAACACTTAAGACTCGGTACTGGACAACAGATTGGCCAGAGATGTATAAGTTTCTTAAGGAAAACGATGCGTTAGAACTGATGGAAAAACGTATCAGTCAATCGAATATGAAAGACTTCGTAGCTAATAACCCTGACTTATCCCCTCCAGGATTACAGGCAACTAGTGAGTATTCTGTAAGTATTCGCAAAAATAAACTTAATAAGGAGTAATAAATGAGTACAGAAGTTGATGTATTTCAATCAGGTGCAGTAGCTACTACTTCAAGACGTGATGATGGCTTTACCGCTAACATTACAGGTAGTTCTATTACATCTAAACGTATATCTATACGCAATAATGTTTTTAGACTTATGGTCAATGGTAAAGAGATTGATAAATCTGAATCTAGACATTTAGATGTTGTCATTGTTAACGCTTCACCATATGTTCATAGAATGTATTTTGCAGGTGAATATAAACCGGGTCAAAAGGTTTCACCCCCTGCATGTTGGACTCAAGACAGTATCAAACCTGATGCAGAAGTTCCAAATCCACAATCAGCTACATGTGCCGACTGTCCACAGAACATTAAAGGTTCAGGACCTAATGGTACTAAAGCTTGTAGATTTAGCCGTCGTATTGCTGTAGTTAAAGCTGATGATATGAATGGTGATGTGTATCAAGTTACACTCCCTGCTCAGTCTATCTTTGGTAATGGTTCTGCTGAACGTAGACCTCTACATGAATACACAGATTATGTTCGTGCTAACAATCAAAACTTAATGTCAGTAGTATCACGTATGTCATTTGATATGGATTCATCAAGTACCAAGATTGGTTTCAAACCTATTAGAATTCTTAGTGATGAAGAGTATGATGTATGCCTTGCGAAAAGTAAAAGTGATGATAGTAAGAGGGCTATTCAACTAACAGTTAATGTTAATAAAGAGGAAGACGAAGAAGCAAATAGTCAACCTGCACCTGCACCTCAAGTTAAACGTGAAGCTGATCCTTTCCCAAAAGCTGAAGCAGTTGTGGAAGAAGATATTCCTGAACCTGTTAAACGTGCTGAACCTAAAGTTGAACCTAAACCTCAGCCTGTTCAACAACCTAAAGCAGACATTAATGATGTAAGTCTAGATGACTTAGTATCAGATTGGTCATAGGGAGAAATCATGAGAGGGTATTCACAAATAGTAATGGAGGCCAATCAAAATGCTGATCCGAGTCTAGGTGTTACTCTTGGCGCTATATGTATCTCACAGAAATATCCTGTGACAAAGATAGCAAAAAGACTTAACATTTCTCGTCAAGCAGTATATGATTGGTTTTCGGGTAAAGCAAAACCTGCAAAAGATAAAGAAGAAATTATTAATAGAATCATTGCAGAATTAACGATAGAAGAATAGGGTACGGGAGGGTTACCTCCCTACCAAACTTAAACATTGCGGGAAGACGATGCAAACAAAAGAATTTTTAGAGCATATATGGCCTGAACTGGGACCATATATAATCGCAGGGAAAGACCAACAAAACATAGTACAACCTAAATTTGTAAACTCTATAGAAGAAGCTGAAAAGGTTATATCTAATTTTTTAAATGATAAACAAGATGTATATTTTACGATGTCATCTTGGTTAGAAGCTGATTATGATAAAGGTCGTAAGGGTATAAACTCTAAAGAGCAAAAAGCTTTTTGGTTAGATATAGATTGTGGTTATGATGAAAAGAAGCGTAAGTGGAAAGACTACAGAACTAAAGATGATGCACTAAAAGCACTTCGAGAGTTTACTGATGCCACGAAGTTTCCTGCGCCTACCATAGTAGATTCAGGCAACGGTATTCATTGCTATTGGTCACTTACTGACGCTGTAGCTACTGATATATGGAAGCCTGTAGCAAACGGATTTAAGTTTCTATGTATTAAACATAAACTAAATGCTGATCATGGATGTACGGCAGATGTAAGTAGAATCCTTCGTGTTCCTGGTACAAAGAACTTCAAAGATATTGATAATCCAAAAGACGTAGTCGTATTACAAAAAGGCGATGCTATATCTTTTGATGATGTTGCAGGGTTAGTACCAGTTGACTTAGTAGACAAAAGACCTAAACGTCAAAGAGAATTAGATCCTGCTACTAAAGCAATTTTAGGAAACAACTCAGCTAAGTTTAAAAAGATTATTGATCGTTGTATTATCAAAGACGGTTGTCCTCAACTAGAATATATTATGTTAAACCAAACCAAAGTAGAAGAACCTCTTTGGAGATCAGGTTTATCTATTGCAGGTTTCTGTGAAGATAGAGATGTTGCTATACACAAAATATCAAAACTACACCCAGACTACGAATATCAAAAGACTATAGATAAAGTAGAACTAATTCCAGGACCACACACTTGTAAACAATTTGAATCACAAAGACCTGAAGGTTGTAGAACTTGTAAACACAAAGGCAAAATAACATCACCAATACAACTAGGTAGGGTAATTGCCCGTGCAAAGGGGTCTGACAACGCTATAGAAGCCGTTAGTGAGGAGTTAGGAGAAAAGGTGATATATCATATACCTGATCTACCATACCCCTATTTTAGAGGTAAAAACGGTGGTATATATAGAACAATGGACGATGACGATGATGATGGCTTATTAGTATATGAATATGATTTCTATCTAGTAGAACGACTACATGATAAATTTTATGGTGAATCTGCATGGTTTAAATTACACCTACCCTACGATGGTGTGAGAGAGTTTATTGCTAGAACATCAGACCTATTAACCAAAGATAAAGCAAGACAGATTCTTGTAGATGCAGGTATCGTTGCTAGTAACAAACAATTAGATATAGTAATTGACTATATAGTTACCTGTATTAAATCACAACAAAAGAATAAAAAAGCCTCTATGATGCAAAAACAATATGGTTGGAATCCAGGCCCAGTAGAAGATAAGAATAAAATTCTTATAGGTAATAGAGAGATTAGCGCCTTTGGAATTAAATATACACCTGTATCTAGAGATCTAGATGAAATCAATCCTACCTTACACAAAAAGGGTAGTTATGAACTATGGAAGAAAGCAGTAACTGTATACGAAAAACCAGGAATGGAGTTACGAGCATTTGGTTTCCTCTGTGCTTTTGGTTCATTGTTAATGCCCTTTTTAAAACAAAGAGAGAAAGCATCTATTGTTAACTTATACAATCCTGAATCAGGACAAGGTAAAACTTCTATCTTACAGATGATGACCAGTGTATATGGTAACCCAGACATTGATGCAAAACTAATTAACATATGGGGTGATACTGAAAACTCTATTGTTAATAGATTAGGTTATATGAATAACTTAGCCACAGCAGTAGATGAGATGACTGATGTAAAACCAGAAGCGCTCCACAGTTTCTTAAAGTTTATTGCATCGGGTCGTGGTAAAAACAGATTAGGTAGTGGAGGAACAAACAAAGAAAGACAAAACGATACAACCTTTAACTTAATATGTGTAGTATCTAGTAACACCGATTTTAGGACAGTCGTGTTTTCTAAGAAAGCAAAGGCCAGTGGAGACATAGCTAGATTCTTTCAAATATTTATTGACTTTGATAAGACAATGACTAAAGAAGAAGCTGATAATTATTACAGTTTAATATTTGATAACTATGGACATGCAGGGGAAATATATTCTCAATATATTATTGCAAACATAGATCAGATAAAACAACAGTTAGAAGCCTTACAAAAGAAAATAGATAAAGAACTTAAAATACCTTCACAAGACAGGAAATTTTCTGCTCTATTTGCTGCAGTATTTTTAGGTGCTATGATTTCTAAGAAACTAGGCATACATAATATTTCTATTGAACCTATTTACAAAGCTGTTGCTTTAGAGTATAAGAAAGGCAAAGACGAGGTCATAGAGCGCGATTTTAATGCGGTTCAGACATTAGCTGATTTCTTGTTAAGTTCTAAGAGTGCAACATTAGTAGTAAATAATAATTCAGATAATAGAACAGGACTACAGGAAGCACCTATATTAAGACCAACTTTAGATTTGAGAGTTAGGATTGAACCAGATACAAAAACTATTTATATACCTGTATCTATAATGAGAGACTATTTAAAAACTAAAGAAGTTGAGTACACAGATTTTGTACAAGGCTTGAAGGAGAAAAATATTCTTAAGAAAACAACATACCCTAAAGTTATGCATAAGGGTCTAGAGATTAGTGCTCCTGCTGTGCGTTGTATATGGATAGATAATACAGGGTTTGAAGAGTTACAACCTGAAAATTTAGATTTGGATATACCTAGAAATGTTAACTAACGGAACAGATTATCAAATAGATTGGCCTAAGTTTGTACCAGGCACATCTATATTTATCCCTGCAGTAGATATTGAAGCTGCTAAACGTGCTATTGAAAAAGAAAGCAAGCGCTTACAATTTGAGTATGTTGCTAAAGTAGTTATTGAAGATGAAGTTCAAGGTATAAGGGTTTGGCGTTTATAAACCACCAGCTCTTCTTAACTGCTCTACATGTCTTCTAGCTTTTTCAGGTGTATCTATTTTAAACCCTAACATTCCTTGACGTAGTTCAGCTATACGTTTTAGCTCAGATTGTTTTTCTTCAGGGCTTATATTTTTATTTAACAATACTTCATTTTCATAATTTCTTAATACATTTAACTCTTTACTTAGTTCATTTAAAGCAGAATCTAAATCGATAAGTTTTCTTTTCTTCTCTTCTGCATATAGTTTAGTAACTGCATCTCCACCTACTAAGTTAGAATATTTTTGATACGCTTTCATTTCATCATAAGCAGTCTTAACAAGCTGACGTAGTTCGTAGAAATCATTTAAGTTTCTAGAGCCTTCTTCGTTAGAAAGAAGTCTACTAAATCCAGGGATGCTTCTTAATGCTTCTCTGTCATCTTTGTTTGGTAATACTACACCGTTTATATCTGCTAACATATTCTCTGCAAACATATTAACTAATCCAGCAGTGTATCCAAAATAACCTCTTAACAGTTGATCAAACTCTAAAGGCGATAATATATTGCCACTAGCATTAGACAAAGCAATCGCTAATTGAGTTGTGTTTTTTGCACTAAACTGAAGCTCTTTTGGTAAATCTTCTAAACCACGACCAACAATAGGTCTATCTCTATAAAAATCATAGTTCAGCATAACTTCTACAGCAGGTCTAGCAGCTGTTGGAAATGGTGTTGGGAAAGCTAAACCACTTAAGAAAGCTCGTTTGAATGCATCTTTGGTCTTAGTAGGATCTTGTGTATCTTTTACTAATTGTTGAAATAAGTTTTCCGGTATTACTTTACTTACTAATGTAAACAAGTCAGGACGTAATGGTAATGTCCAACCTTTAACATCTCCAGTTAAGAAGCCAGGAATCAATAAGCTGTTGTCTCTATAGACAGGATCCATTTTTTCATATTCTTCATCATCACTCATTAGTGCAGAGTAGATTAACATTAATGGTATTGTTTGCATTAAAGTATTTAAGGTAGAACGTAACGCTTCCATTTTAGTTTTTGGAGATATACCATCTAGCAATAAGGTACCACCAACCACATTTAATGCCTGTAAGTTAGCATTGATAAACGGAGATACTTGTCTCATTACATTTACTAATCTACTAGAACCTGTTCTTCTAAAGTTAATAATCTCTGCCGCACGCATAGTTGCTAATCTAGCATCGCCTGTTTCTAACATAGTTTGAGAATATACAGCCTGACGTATCACGTTATCTGATGCCATTGATAATGCACTGAATGGATAAAGTATTCTATTTTTTAATTTATTAAACGTAGTGTATCTTTTCATTTCTTTTTTAAGATCAGATTCATACTGTTCCATTTGTTTAGAATAATCTAATCTACCTACCACTGCAGTGCTTTTTAATTGTTGTCTAGCTTTACTTAACCCTAACGGAGTTAACGCAATCTCCTTCATAACCTGTAAAGGTAGTGCTATTGGGTAACGAACCTGTGAGGTAAGCATAGCAGCATAGGCATCTTGAGGTATTTGTAATAGAGAGAACACAGGGTTTAACACAATGTTTTGTCTTAATAAGTTTACAAATGGAGCAAAAATAGCCATCTCAGGTATCATCAATGGGTCTAAGCCTGTAAATGCTTTTTGGAATATCTCTTGATTAAAGTCAAAGCTTTTCTTTTTACCATCAAACCATACCGTTACTGGATGCTGAGCCCTACCCAATTGCCCCTCATCAATATTTTTTATTTCATTTGCCATGAACTGCTTAGTTAATAAAATCTTATTAATAGCAGACTGGTTCTTAACACCTTTTTGTATAGTGTAATTTATCCAACGCTCCATGTTATCAAAAACATTGTGAACTTGTTCATAAGAACCTTTGAAGAACTTATCTGTAGCTGTATCTAATAAACCTCTTGTACTTTCTTTGGGACCTTTTCTAGCAGCTAACTGCGCTTCACGATAGAAAGGTACATAGTCCATAACTTCTAATAATTCTTGTGCTTTATCTTTATCATACAAGCCGGTCTCTACTGCAAATTTTAATGTCTCTGCTCTAACTGCGTTCCACATTGTGAACACTTCGTTAAGACTATAACCATTAGCATTAAACTTATTAAAAAACTCCATACCTGCTTTCTCTTGAGCAGGGGTTAAATGAATAAGCTTGTAACGCTTCATTAATTTTCTAGCTTGAGCATCTTTACCTTTTCTAAGTAAGTTGGCTACTTTCTTTTTAAGTGCTGTGTTAGAAGCTTTTAATCCTTTAATACGTTTAGCTACAAACGCTGCACTAGCATACTGTTGCATATCTTCAAATTTAACACCATAATATTTAGCCATAGCAGCTATCTTATCTTCTATTGCTTTAAAGCTATTAGGTGATTTAGAAGTAGTAAACTTAGCATTGTTTGGATTATATTCAATCTTACCGTTAACAATAAAGCTTTGTCCTACATCATCAGCTCTGACTGCTTGACCTATATCTAACATATAGAAAGCTTTAGCAATCATATCCTTTGCTATACCTTGCATACGCATAGATTTTAGAATAGCTTGGTTAAGCGCTAAATCAAATGAGAAAGCTTTTGTTCTGAAGTTACGTATATATTTAGCTATAGAACCTGTCGGATCATCACCTGGCTCTTGGTATTTACCTGTTGGTTTTTTCTTCTTAGCTTCTACGTTAGGTACTGCTTTTTTAAGCAGAGCATCGTAATCTTTCTTTGTTTCTTTTTGAGCAAATACAACAGGACCTCTTTCTGTTGAATCAAATACTGTTTTATCTGGTCCTTTAAAAAGGTCTTGCGATACAGTTATTACATCGTTCAACAGAGTGTTAGAGATGTCTTTAAGTTTTAATAGTTCTTTCACGGAGTTAACGAAGTCAGTCCACATGTTACTAAGTTTAGTAAGTGG